AATTCTTGAATGTCTAGGAGTTCGTGGGCAATCATCAAGTCTTCAAAGGTGTAAGTTCCATCCGTTGCTTCATGTTGTTTCCACAACCCCATTGAAACAGGCCAATAAAGATAATTATCAATTGTTGGGAAGGGGGTTCGCTCGAATCCTTCCGATGAAGTTATTTCCCCAAACCCCCGTTTAAGAAAAAAGGGGAAAGATTGGCATACAAAGCTTCTGATGTTAGTTTGCTGGCAGTCATAATATCATGCCGCAAATCTGGATTGGAAAAGTTGCCATTTGGCATTAACACCGGCAAAACAACTTCTTCCTCTCCAACCATCTTGTATTCACCACAAACTTCTAGTGCGTAGGTTTGAACCTTACCAAACAAATCTTCGTCAATGTTTTGAAGCATAACGGTAATGGCAACTTTTGCCATTTGTTCCGCGTTCTCTTTTTTCTGATCGTCCGTCATTGTTACAGGGGCCGGTGATACATCATCGTCCCCCTTCTGTATGATTTTACGAAGTTCGCCCATGAGTTTAAACAACAACCATGAACCGGTTTTGGCAGTCATTCCGCCTATGCGAAATCGTTTGTTGTTAATAACGATTTCGCTCAAGGCTTCGTTAGTTTTCGTCATTGATTCCTCAGTTAAAGGTTAACCAGATTAGCCGCCATAAGAACCCAAGTCAATTTGCCGGGGTTCGAATCATATGCTTTATCTGGAATTTTTGTGGGTGTAACACCGCTTGCAAGATGTTTGGAACCATCAACGGTGTTTTGAAGCAACATTGCTGAACCGGCCCATTGTGCTACATTGCCAGCGTTGGCCGTTGTTACGTGCAAGTTATGCCAATACAAAAGAAACTTATGCAACACGCTTGTTTGTTGGCATTCGATTGTGATCTTTCCAGATTCGCCAGCAACGAAGCCCGGAACAACTGTTCCATCAGCCGCCGTATCAGAAACGCCGTGATCAGTTGTATTCTCAACAACGATCTTTCCAGCGCCAATTTGACCCGCAAAAGTAAACGCTCCGGCCAAAGGTGAAGTGAGCGCCCCGCTCAAATCCTTAAAGCTATAGGTTGTACCAATGCCGGTGAACAACGATGCAAACGGATTCGCCAAAGCACTCATGTTAATTTCCCTTCTACGATTGGACTAGAACCGCAATGATGATTTGTTGAACCGCGTTTGTTTGGATCACAGCCGAATAGATAGGAAGCGAAGCCCGTTTTGCGGGGGCCGGTGTATTGGCATAGGAAGGTGAAACATTCAAGAAACCGTTGGGCAATGCTGTACCGGCTTGCAACGCAATTTGCGAACCAAATTGAATTGTGTTTCCTTCCCAAACACCGGGGGAAAGAAAACCGCGATTCACTGAAGGTTGAGAACCGTTCGCATTGATAGCATGAAGCAAAATACCTTGCCCCGCATCGTTCTGAGGAACGGCATTATATGCAGCAAGGATATTAGCCCCGGCATATTGATAATCAGCAACCAACATATCAATGCCAAGAATGTTATCGAAGTATTGACCCGATCCAGTAATTCCCGGCCCGTAAGAATCAAACGAACCGCCAAAGTTGCAATAAACATTTCCATTGTTACCAACAATAGTGTTGTACACCAATTGGGAAATTGGCTCAGGAGTCATGCCAACCAAAACTTTGTTAGTCAAAGTAAAGTAAGAGTTATTGAACCCAGTGTTCAAACCCATCGCCAGACCCATCAATGCGCAAGCCATATAAGCATTGTTAGGAGCGTTGTTAAACGAAAGGGTTGCAGCCCCGGCTGTTGCCGTTGCGTTTTGTGACATTACACCGGCTGTTCCAACAATGGAAAGCAACGTTGTACCAAGAGGAATACCGGCCCCGCTGATACCTTGCCCCGCAACAACATTAGTTGCCGAAGTTAAAGTAATGTTAGGCGAACCGCTATTAGTTGCGCAATTGGTTGTTGCGGCCGTTTGCACCGTTGTGTAAACGCCTTGATAACGGTTGTAATTTCCAGCTTTCAAAGTTGAGAAGATATTGCCGGAAGCCCCGGTTGGAATGTTACTAGAAGAAGATTGCCAGAAGTTTTGAGCAACGGGGGAAGCCGTTTGCGCCCATTCTGTCATAGCGATATTGTCGCCGTCCGATGCTCCCAACACAGCGAACAAATACCAAGAAGGATTAACAGTACGGCAAGCTTGAATCGCTTGTAATGCAGTTTCCCCAAGGCTTGAAACGGTAATGGTTAATCCAGCCCCGGCCCCACTAGTTGTTGTAGCAAGCCCACTAGCAATACTTGCCGCTGTTCCGCCCTGAAGCATGGTCAATTGTGTAGGTACGCCCCCGGCTGAAACCGCTGTGACTTTGAAAAGAGAGTTAGGAACGGAAGTGACATAAACATAATCACCATCTGCATAATTAGTCCCCGCCGCATCAATGGCGTAACCGTCAATTGCCGTTGTGTCTTGCTTACCAATAGCAAGATAGTACGGATCAGACGAAGCTGCTAAAAAGTTCTGAGCACCAAGGTATTCAGGATCAGTTACGGTAAACCCATAACTAAGCATCTGTTGAAGAATGTTTGTTCCGCCAGAGAAGAGAACAACCCTTCCCCCAGTTCCATAAGTGGGGATAACGCTTGAATTGCCTACAATCAACGCTTGATTGAAAGCCGGGGGCGCAACTGCGTTTGGTTGAACTGTCACAGTTACATCAACCATATTGGACAACGGAAGCGTTGGCGAAGACATTCTAAACCCCCTTGATTACTATTCCAAATTCTTGTTTATCAGACGTTGAACCAATAATAGGAATTTGGTTAACGTTCCCTTTAGTTATTGATTCCGAAACTTCTTCTTCAAAAGATGCAGCAAAGTCGATTCGTTCCCACCATTGCGATTCAAACAACTCAGGGTTGCGCACCGGTTGTTGAAGATCAGGAATTATGAAGACTTTATACCCCGCAAGAATATCATGCGGGAAATCCTCTAACAACATGGAACTTATCAACCGAAGAGAATCAAAAGCATTCGGTCCATATGCTACAAAAGCAACACGCCAACGCCGCGTATATTGCCGGTTCTTCAACATCGTAAACTTGTCAAATGGGTTTGGTGCCCATTCTTCATCGCGGATGTTATAGGGGTTTGTGTCAAGAACGCATTGAAGAAACAGAACATCGTTGCCAATGCCAAAAGCCGGTGAACCTTTTTGTTGCCATGATGTACGAACGCGAGTGTTGTAAGTTGGATCGAAGAAACTAATCGGTTCGGTTGCATTGGCTGTTGCTGGATTTGAAAGTGTAATTATGAAACTTTGTCCAGAAGCTTCAATGTTGGTTACAACTGTACCGCTTGGAAGATTTTCATTTGTAACTTGAAAACCAATAGCTAGATTTGCAAATGTTAACGGGGCTTGAATCTGGTTACTTTGATTTGTTATGCTGCAAACAAGTTGAAGGTTTGCAGTAAGTCCTAGTATTTGGCAACAAAGCAACTGAAAGATTGACTGCATTTGTGTATCAGTCAATGCAGAACTATTCAGAACTTGCCCGTTTTGAAATGTTGTTGTTGTCATTCGCCACTCATTCGAGCGCCTATCGCGTTATAGTATCCGAAGTCTTCCCATGGAAACACCTTGACCATTCGGTATTGTTGACCGCGCCATGTAATAATATCGCTTATGCCGGTGTTTGGATCAGTTACCCCAGTTGTGCGAGTTTCGTAAATTGGATTTGAAGAATGAAAACTCATCATTCCTTTTACTCTATCGGCTTCGGGGACTTGATCTAACTCTTCAGCAGTTGAAGGTTGAATAACACCAAATCCATTTACGGTAACTGTGTTGTCAACCCAAACACCAGCATTGAACGACCCCCCTTGCGACCGCGTAATTACAAACGGTTGCGCAAAATCAGGATCGTTCACAATTAGCGATAGGTCAATCATAATTGTTCGCCAATGCGATCAATACAAAAAGAAGGGATCGGCTTTCTATGTCCAAGACTTATGTTCAATCGACCTTCATTTGAAACTTTTTTACCCAACCTTCTTCCGGGTTTACCACGTTGGGAATCGCTAATTTTTTTCTTCGTTTCTTCAGATAGTTTAGAACCTAAAATACGTTGACGAATAGCTTCGCCAAATTCACTTGGCATCTTTTTACCAATTCTCGCCAAACTCATTTTAAGTTTTGTTTCATCGGATGCCTTTCTGCCCAATTTACTTTCTATCGCATCGGGTGATAACTTTCCGCCTTCGCCACCAAAAGTCATATTATAACCGTTTGGAGAAATCGTATTAAGTTCCTTAATCCAAAATTTTTCACGTTGAAACATAACTTCAGTTTCAAAACACGTTTCTAATATTTCCCATTCAAAAGCAATTGTTCCATATTTTTTAATAGCGTTTCTAAAAGCTGAATCAACTTTACGAGTTATATCAAAATGTTGTTGACGCCGTTTTTCCAGCGTTAACGAAGTGCAACCAACATAGCACTTTCCATTTACCGTGTTTTTAGCTAAATAAATGATCATAACTCACTAACCGAAGTAATTGCTCTTCGCATTTCCCCGGTGTCAATCAATGGAGTATTGATTTCATCCAAATCAGTTGTTCCAACTAGCGGCATATGTTCATCAACACTAGCAAGAATTTTTAAAGCTTTTCGCCGTCTCGCCCCGGTCAACTTTTCTAACTTGCGCCGAATTGTTTCCGGTGAGTTTTGCCGCCAACCATTACGCGGATCAGTGAACCATTTCTTTGCACCGTTTGAAGCGAAGGTTCCAACCTTTTTTAAAGCAACCAATGCTTGTGAATCTATGCCATCCAATACCAACGTTGCCGCCGCCGCTAATCCATCTTCAATTGGTTCGTGATTTGCTTCAATTGAAGGTTCGATAACCGGCCTTGCTGGAATGTGGCGAATTGGAGAACCGTTTGTATGAATGAAAAGTAAACCAGCGTTTGTTACCGGATCACCTTTCCTTTGTGTTTCCGCTTCTGGAATGCCTACATATACCTTTGCGTTTTCAAGAGTCCCTATCGCGGCCTTCAAAAAGGATTCATCGCCAGATTCGAAAACTGTAATGGTCGGATTCAAGGCCACCATTCCTCTAAGATGTGGAAAGGTTTCAAAGGTTTCCAACCTCTAGCAACCCGGCAACGATTGATCATTTGCCGCTCAAACATTGCAAGCAATTCATCTTGAGTAACTAACACATGAGGATGAATGAGAAGTTTGAAAATCATATCAGCAACATCGGCCCTGATCCAATGGCTTTAGCGTATGTTGCGAATTGTTGACCCGGAAGTGTTAATTGGTACGCACCCCAATCTGTGATTCCTTCCAGAACAGACATACCCACTGATACATTACCAGCGGCCTTTGATGTTTGAATGCCAAACGCTAAACCAGCCGCAACAATTTGCGCGGCTGTTGAACCCGGCCCTTGAGCATACGAACGAAGAAACAAAATGCAATTGTGTTCGATGAACAGACCCATTGCCATATACCACAACTCGCACCAGCGTTTTGATTGAATGCACCTTGATGCAAGATTAACAAAGGCATTCAAGATCAACCCCGGAATTAGAGGGGCTGTATACACGCTAATACCTACAGTACCGGCTTGGGTTGTGTTGTTTGAAATGGTCATGGAAGGATTAACGCCAACTTGCAAAGGAACGTTAACCCCATTCGCGGTTGCCGTCAAAGACAATGTGAGGGTTGTTCCTTGAATGTCAAGAACAGTTGACCCGGCTTGAATACCAGTCCCACTAACCGGATTGCCGATTTCAATTCCAGCCGCGTTATTTACAAGGATATTGGCATTACCGTTTACCGTTGTCGCCTTGACTTGTATCGGCGGGGGCGTCAAAGATTGGATAGCCGAACCCGCTGGGATGCCCGGCCCCGCCACAATTTGCCCCGCTGTAAGCCCCGCCACACTCGAAAGGCCCGTTATGACCGCCGTCGATCCATCAAGCGTTCCTTGGACCGTTACAGCGTTTCCTAGATACTGAGGGTGATAGGCAAGGAAGTTTGCCGCCGTATACGGGGGGTTGGAACCAATAGCAACGTTGGAAACCAACGCCGCGTAGGGGCCAATTCCGCATTCTTGGCCCCATCCCCAAATCTCGTTTATGGCTTGATCCAAGTCTTGATAAGCCAAGTATTCAACCCCTTAACACTTTACTTATTCAAGCCTGTTGGAACTTGCGCACCCCAACCCGTCTGTGCGGGTTCAATTGCCGTCGCATCATCAGCATCAGCAACAAAGGTTGTTGCTGTCGAAGGTGTCTTTGCGATTCCAGAATCATTTACAGGTTCAGGCTTTTCATTACGATCAATCATTTTAGAAACAACAACAACTTCAGTGATTGACCCGTCTTGAATTGCCAATTCATACAACCCATCGGTCTTGATCCAATCGGGGGCAACTTGCGGATTAACGCTAGGGTTGATTTGAATCTTCCGCTTAACAATCGCCATCTTTTCGTTGCTTTGCGGGTTGACTGCGATTTCCGTATCACAGAAGACAAACGCCTTTTTGCAAATGATTTGCATTTGAATTGTCCCTTTTCTGAAGTTAAGGGGTTGGGGAACGAACCCCAACCCCGCCTTTTGAAGTTTCAAGTTCAACTAACTTAACTGATACCGTCAAGATAGTAGAACGATTGGCCGCGAAGGAACTGAACTTGACCAATGCAACCGTTGAAAAGGGTAACGTATGCGCCGCCCTTATCAGTTGTTGGGATGGTAAATACTTTCTTCGCAGGTTGAGGGGCATGAAGCTTGACGTTCTTTTCATCATTGCGATAGAAGCAAGCACGGCCCGTTCCACCAGCACCTTGGTTACTGATCCACGGATTTGCAACAGGCTTGAACTTGAAGTCAACACCGGAAGCCTTCGCAATGTTGTTGGCTTCGATGTATGCTCCAACGCTCTGATAGCCGCCAACCGTTCCAAGAACGAAGGGTTGAAACAGAGTATTGAACGCAGTGTAATCAATCAAGCATGTATCGGGATACGCTGCATTCGCGTACACCGCTTGACCAATGGCTTGAGCCAAAGCAAAGTTAACATCGCTTTGAATCTGCAACGGTGTTTTAGTGGACCAAA